TTTATTCCCTTTGCTACACATATTCTTTCTTTTAGCTTTCATATTAACTTTTATAAAAGCTGATAACACTTCTAGCTCTTTATTTGTAAGATCAAATATACCATTCCATATTTGTAATCTTTTATATATACTATTTGCTTTTATCTGTATCTTTATGTCCATCTATAGTTAAATGTATTATATATTGGTTTTTGCTTATTTTAACTTCCATATCCCACGAACATTGAGTTTCATATTCTAATACTCTTACACTAGTATCAAAATCACTAAGAGCATACATAAACTCTTCAAAATCTGTTGTATTATATTTAGTTTTCATCTATTTTTTCTATAGTAACTCTTCCATTACTCAATTTAATTTTAGAAGATCTAGCTTGTTTATTATATTCTTCTATATAAGGCTCTATATTAGATCTAGTACATAAGAAAGAAAGAAATACCTGCATCTCTTTCATAAAATACAAAGTATTTGTTTTTATTTTTTCCTTCTCTTCTACAGAAGATCTTAATTTATCTAGATCTTCTATACTTATAGTAGCTGTTCCTTTCATTCCTTAACAGGCTCTTCTTTTTCTAAATATGTATAAAATACACGATCAGAGATTTTTCTATTATCAGAATATACAATAGTACCATCTTTTGTAATACCATATATATTATCACCATACATCTCTTTAAAAAAATCTTGCTTCCAATCAACCATATTTAAAATTTTATATAATTCTTCCATAGTTTAAAATTTACCTAATATTTGATATTCTGCTATTAAGATATATTCTTCACCATCTAATTTTAAAACTCTTGCTTCTATTGTAGGATCTACCATTACAGTATCACCAATTTTACAGAAAGTACAATCAGGTCCCATAGCTAATACTTCGAGTATATTCGTAGTTATAGCTCCTGCTGTTTTTTCATCTAAAATAATACCAGAATCTGTTTTTCTTTTTGCGGGATTTGGGAGCAACATCCATGCTCCATAAGGTTTAAAGTTTATTTTCTTTGCCATATTGCATAAATTAGTTTATACAAATTTATAAAAAAAATTTTTATAAAAACAAATAAAAAATAAAGTTTTTTAATTTTTGGATATACCTCTCCCCTTAGAGATTAGTTTAACTTTGAATTTCTACTTACCGTTTTTAGCCTCCGTAGGTACATTTCTATCAGCCTATAGTATTACTCCTACCTAAGTTTTATATCAAAGCAATTTGTGGAATTATTGGGGACAACCGTGACTAATAAATTAGTTCGTAAACCCAACTTCTGACCCTATAACTACCTTTTGGCCCTCTAGGGTGATCTTAGATTCCGTTACAATATTACAATATTCCTATAATAAATGCAAGTATTATAATAGAAATATATAAGAAATTTGAAATATCTACTCTTTTCATGATCCTGCAATATACAAATCTAAGGTTAAATAAATGTTAAGTAAAAATTAAATTTTGGTTAAAAAATTTTTTAGTGACCTTAATTTGTGAGAGCGTGGGGGTATTCAAAGCCGCACCCCATCTAATTGTTGTATTAACAAGTACCCTAGCGGGTCTAAAATTATTTATATCATGAAACTTTATGCAATAAAATTTAACGAGAAAAACAATGTAGTAACATTATGCGACCAACCACTAGGCGGTGGTACGCAATTAGAGATCTTAGGTGATACAGTAAAACTGTTCGACCAAGATCTTAAACCAAACAAGTTTGCTTCTTATAAGATAGTAGATACTAAACTATCTACTGCTGAACTTAAAGAAAAGTACAGCAAACCTATAGAGGTTAAAGAGTTAAAATGGGGTAAACAGATTGACGGCGTTCTATACAAAGTAGAGAAAGCCTAATCTTAAGGGGACTAACGTCCCCTTTTTTCTTTTATCGTGTGTGTATGTGTGCTTACTACGCATCACACACGCTATTTTACCGTGTATTGCATCGTGCATACATTTCCTTTATCATATAATATAACACTAACTAAATTATTTATTATGAAAAATATACTTTATACTATTGCTAAACTATTCAAGCATTTCGTAATGTTTGTAGTAATGATTGCTATGATATTAGCAGGTACTTATTACTTTATCCTGTCATTAATCATGTCATTCAAATATATTATGTTATTCCTTGCTGCATCGTGTACCTTTGCAGCGGGTGCATTTATGCTTAGTACAATTGTAGACAATCTAAACAAATGATTATCTACATTGTAATACTATTAGCTACTTATGTATTACTATACGAAGCATAACTATAAGGGTAGATCTTGTTGTTGTTAAGGTGGTCTACCCTTATATTTAATCTAACAGAGTAAACTGTACAAATCATTGATTAATAATATGGTTATAACTACTACACAGCTGTGTACAAGCTATATCAGACGTGCCAAACAGAAGAGTACAAGGCCGTACTCACGGCCTGATAGTAGTAGTTATAACTATTACTTAAATTTAAAAACTATGAGTAAATTTAAAATAACAAGTCATAAAGGTTTTAACTTAACCTTCAACAATGGTTGGCAAGTAAGTGTACAATTTGGTCCAGGTAATTACTGCGAACGACAAGAAGATAACTATGATTCACCTAAAAATAGTGAGTTTTGGTCTTCTAATAATGCAGAAATAGCTGTTTGGCATTCTTCAAATAAGTTAGAAACTGGTAACATGGTAAAGTTAGAAGATGATGTTGTTCGTGGTTGGACTACTGCAGATGAAGTAGCTAAGGTAATTCATTTAGTTAGCACTGCTGAATCTGATTTTACTAGTGAAGAAATGACTAGAATATTAAACTATGTATGGAAAGAGGTAGCATAATGTTACCTCTTATAACCTAACTTACTTAAACTTAGAACCTATGAAAATTTATTATAACATTGTAAAAATAGAACCGTGTAAAGAATGTGGCTCAAATCGTGGCCAATTAATAGAACAAAAGAATACAGTAGCTGACTGCCTTAATTGTGGTCATCTATGTGATGTAGATACTGTTGTGTCAGAGTTTGATGAGGCAGTTAATGACATTATAGAATGTCAAGTTGTACACAAACAAGAACAGAAAGAACTGTCAGAGTGGGAACAACAGCAATTATTTGATTACGGATATATAAAATTTAAAACATCATAATTATGGGAATGGATATATATGGGTTAAACCCAACAATAGTAGGAGACAAACCAGAGTTTCCTGATAACTTTAGAGATTTATCGCAAAAAGCACAAGATTATTATTGGGAGTTAGATAAAGAATGGGATGACAATAATCCTGGTTATTATTTTAGAGCTAATATATGGTCATGGCGTGTAATAAATGCAATATGTCATGCTGCTAATGAGAAATATGATCTTAAACTAGATCTAACTGGATGGGATTATAATTCTGGGCATGGTCTTAAGTCTGATGATGAGTGTTATGCACTTGCAGATGCTCTTGATATTTTTATAGAAAGTATGCATAACAATGATGTAGATAAGATTGGTATTAATATGGGTATGTGGACTGTTAGAGGAACAAATGGATATACTATGAAAGAATTGCATGCAGATGATGTCAATGTATTAGATCTATTATATCCTGGTGTTATAGATAGATTACCTATTAAATATAATACTAAAGATGGTGAAAAGATAGAAGTTTATCCTAGTCATCACACAGATAGATCTCATTTAGAAGAGTTTAGTAATTTCTTAAGACATTGTAACGGATTTAAAATAATATGATAGAAACAGCAGTCGTAAGTCTACTTGCAGGGATAGCAGTAGGCTTTTATTTATGTATAATCGTTAAAAATTGGATAGATGGAAATACTAAGTAGAATAAAATGGTGGTTTGTACTCAAAATGATGGGTAAAAAGAAAGCCACATCGTATGCAATAGAAATGCAACTTGAATATCTTAAAAAATATGAGCGCAAGAAAACTAAATCTTGGCAGTATTGGAATGATAGATGCATGAAACCGTGGTAAAATTTATAATTATGGATGAATATTTATTATTAGACTGTGTTAGTGAGTGTTGTGGAGCACCTGCTAACTCAGATCAAAAAATATGCTCACAGTGTCATGAACATTGTGATGTATATTATGAAAATGAAATAGAATAAAAACAACTAAAACCTTAACAACATGTACAAAGTAAAATTTGAATGTGATTTACTGGGAGATCACACAGCTTCCATCCCAGAGTTATGCGAAATAGACACAATCAACTTTTTGAATGCGTTTGATGCAATTTTATTTATAGAGGACTGCACAAGTCCTTTAACCAAGGTCGAAGAAATCATACCTTGGTTGGCTAATAATCAACAATATTTTACTGAAATAGAGCAAAAAGCAAAGCCTTTCAGTAGTGTTAGTGATGAGATAGCTAATGTGTATTTAGTAAAAAACGAAACTGATTTCAAAACATTAATTAATCATTAAAAATAAGAATATTATGGAAAATAATCTTAATAGTGGATCAATAGAATCCCTACAGCCAGGCCAAACATTATTAGTTGGCGCAAGACAAGTATCTAATGGTAAAATTCAACTAGAATTTGCAGAAAAAGTATCTGCAAGTGATAGACCTGTTAGTGCGTTGTCATTATTAAATGCTAGCGACTCAAGATTTAGTAGTGGCGCTAGAAGATCATGGACAACTGCAGAGCCAGCTGACGCATCAAAGACATTTGGAGTAGACTTTAGTGAGTCAAATGACAAGTGGTATGATAGTGAAAGAGGTATGCAAATGGATCTTAATATACTAAATCCAGCTGTCGAGTTAAATGGACAGTCATACAGATTTAAGCTAAGAATTGTAGAAGTTACTTCTAAAGAAGCTAACGAGTGGGAGCTTGATAATGTAGAAAGAGCTGCTAAAAGAGCAGGTAAAGATGGTGATTATATCACACATAATGGTGATTACATCTTCTCAAGAACAGAAATGGTTCTTACAAAACCTGATCAAAAAGTGGAGCACACATTACTAGAGTCTGATACACAAGCAACACAAACGCCTGTGAATCAGGGAGTTACAGCTGAAGAAGTTGTAAAGACTGAAGAGGAATTCATTGTATAAATAAATTCTTTATAATGCTTGTGTATTATAAATAAAATGTTTATATTTGCTTGTGTGATATTAGATAAGAGAAATCTTGTTAATACAATCTAATTAAAAACCAAGCAAAATGTGTGTAAGTAAGGGGGAACCAAAAGTTTCCCCTTATTTTTTCTAATAATGTTTAAACTGCGTGTAATGGGACATATGAAATCTATTGAGCAGATGATCAGAGATGGATCATTTGACTCTGAGTTTATGCCTTCTTATCAAAAGGCAATTAATAATAACGAAAGAACATTTAAATTTGCAGGACAAAGATATGGGATAGACTATGGCAGAGCTGTAGTTAACTTCGTTGTAAAAATAAAAGCACATGATTTATTACATAGGAAATAAAAGAATTGTAAACGGTAAATGCTTTGAGTATACAAGCATGGAAGAAGCAATCAAATATTTACAAGAGCAAACTATCTTAAGTGTAGATACAGAAACAGAAGGTATGGACTTTACTTGTAAGAAAATGATAATGTTTCAGATTGGTGATGGTACAAATCAATATGTTATTGATACAAGATCAGAATCAATAGAACCGTTACGAAGCATACTAGAAAGCAAAAAAATCATTAAAATTTTACATAACGCTAAATTTGATTATAAATTTATCAAGAAATGGGCTAATATAGAGCTAGCTGGTATTTATGATACATTTTTAGTAGAAAGAATATTACATTGTGGTAAAAGAGGTCCTAAATATGGACTTAAAGACTTAGTTCTAAATTATTTAGGAAAAGAATTAGATAAAGAACCAAGAAATAAGTTTGTTAATCTACAAGGTGCACCGTATACAGATGTACAGATACAATATGGTGCTAAAGATGTAGAATATCTTATACAATTAAGAGAACTGCAGTTACCACAAATAGCAGAAAAGAAATTAGAACAAGTTGTAGATCTTGAGTGTAAAGCTGTATTGGCGTTTGCTGATATAGAATACAATGGGTTAGAGATAGATAGAGAAGCATGGTTAAATCTAGATAAAAGAAATGCTGATAAAGCAAAAGAGTATTTTGATGACCTAGATAATGCGGTGATACAAGACCCTAGATTGCAGAGGTTTGTACTTGTATATATACAAGGAGACTTGTTTACAGATCAAAAAGAATTGAGAAAAGTTGGTGTGAATTGGGACTCACCCAAACAAGTATTAGAAGTTTTTAAAGAGTTGATACCAAACCTTGAAAACGTAAATGGTAAAGAATTATATAAACATAGGAATTATGGCTTAGTTAGCAAGTATGTACGATACAAAGAATACATGAAGCTTTGTACATCGTATGGTAAACCATTTTTTAAATACTTAAAAGGTGATGGCATGGTTCACACTAACTTTCATCAAATATTGGATACAGGGCGTGTTAGTTCTAGTCATCCTAATATGCAACAAATTCCTGCTGATAACAGCTTTAGAAATTGTTTCATAGCTCCTGAAGGCTGGTCTTTTGTAAGTTCAGATTACACAAGTCAAGAATTGAATGTTATAGCCTTTGGTTCTAAAGATCCTGTTTGGATACAAGCATTAGAAGATGGACAAGATCTTCACAGTGTTTGTGCTGAACTAGTTTATAAGCAGAAATGGAGTGAGGCTGCTGAAGATGATTGCGCTTACGTTCGGGGGAAAGTTAAGTGTGAATGTCCTCAGCACCAAACTCTTAGAAACAATGTAAAAGCTATTAACTTTGGTTTGGCTTATGGTATGGGCCCACATAAACTAGCAGATACATTGCAAATAAGTAAAGATCAAGCTACAAAATTAATAGAAGAGTATTTTAAGGCTTTTCCTTCTATCAAAGGATTCTTAGAAAGACTAGGTAACTTTGGTAAACAATATGGGTATATAAAAACTTTTCCACCTTTTAATAGAAAGAGGTGGTTTAGTACATGGTACCCTAAGATTTGGAACAATAAGTCTTCTATGATGGAGATTGGTAGTATTGAGCGTGCTTCTAAAAACACACCAATACAAGGTGCAAGTGCAGACATGACTAAACTAGCATTAATATATATTCACGAATACATAAAAGAGAATAATATTCCTGTTAAGATGGTAATGACTGTGCATGATCAGATTGACACTATATGTAATAATAGTTATACAAAAACATGGAAGAAGAAAATGACTGAATTAATGGAAAAAGCTGCAAAAGTAGTAGTAACTAATGGCCTATTGAAAGCGGATACAAATATATCTAAAACATGGTCAAAATAATATAAATTATGAAATACGAAATAAATAAAGGACATCCAAGATACAAAGAAGCTATGCATATGATAGAAATTATGTGCAGAGCATTAGGAGTTAAAAAGGGTAATTTAATGGACTCAACTCGTACAAGACATTTAGTTGATTATAGACGTATTTGTTATGTATTGTTGATGCAAAAGTTACAACTGCCTTTGCTACATATAGCTGGATATTTTGATAAGGATCATGCTACTGTACGACATGGTATTATGCAGCATGAAGATTTTTATCAGTATGATAAAGACTATAGAGTACAGTTTGATTATGTTAAAACTATTGTAGATAAGAATGAGTATGTGGAAGAAGATGTTTATGATGTAATTAATAACTTATTATTAAGAGTAGAAATATTAGAAAGTAAATTAAAAAAAGTACAGCGTGGCCGTGCAATAGCATATGAAAAGGTAGCAGCTGGCGATTAAAAATTAAATTATGAAATCATTTTACACAAAAGAAATAAACGATTGGGTGCTAAATATAGCATATACATATGTACCAGCAATACCGTACTCTGATATAGGAAGTACTGTAGAGATAGAAACTGCGCACCTAGAAAATAAAGAAAGCAATAACGCATTACAAGTATTTGAAATATCAGATTTTTTGTATGAGTTTTGCACTAATGAAATGTATGAATTAGAAAAAGAAATAACTGAATACCATGAAGATAATTAAAACAATGAGTAACTGTATAGAAATAAAAGATAAAGAACAGAAAAAAGCACTAAATGCGTGGGCTAAAGCTGGGTTTAAAGGGTCTGTAATTGCAGGTACTGGCTTTGGTAAGTCTCGTGTTGGTGTACTAGCCGTGGGTGAAACCTTAAGGAGAAACGAAGCGGCTAGAGGTATAGTTTTGGTACCTACAATACAATTGCAAGAACAGTTTGAAGAAGAGTTTCACAAATGGAAGTATAATGATGTTCTAGATCGCGTTGATATTGTTTGTTATCAGTCTGCTTATAAACTACAAGAACAGTTTTATAATATTGTAGTAGCAGATGAGATACATCTAGGCTTAAGTACAGAGCACTACAAATTCTTTGAGAATAATACATACGACAGACTACTGTGTATGACAGCAACTCAACCAGAAGAATTAGAATACAAAGCAAAGTTAATAACTCTTGCGCCTGTAGTTTATGAGTTAAGTCTAGATGAATGTGTAGGACTAGGACTAGTGTCTCCTTATGAGATCTACTGTGTGCCCGTAGAGCTAACAGCTGAGGAAGCTGCAGACTACAAAAAAGCAAATAACATGTTTGTTCACTATAAATATAAACTAGGACAATTTGATGCTTTTAATGAGGCCAAAAGAATTATAGCTAGCAGTAGCGCACCTGGACATGAGAAACAATGGGCTGTGCTATTTTACAGAGCTATAAGACAGCGTAAAGCTATAGTAGATTTTGCAATTAATAAAATTACTGCTATACAAAAGATAGTTCTTACTAATGTAAACAAAAGAATACTAACATTTTCTGGTGCTAATGATTTTACAGATCAAATCTGTGAGGCATTGTCACCTCTTGCATTGTCTTATCATTCTAAGAAAACTAAAAAGCAAAAAGAAGAAGCTTTGAGTTCATTTAGAAATAAAAAAGTTAATGTTTTGTGCTCTACAAAAGCATTAAACCAAGGCTTTGATGTGCCTGATGCAGATTATGGTATTATATCTGGTTTGACTAGTAAGTCTTTGACTATGATCCAGCGTGTAGGACGTTTACTACGTTTTCAAGAAGAAAAAGTGGGTAAAATTGTTGTATTATATATAAAAGATACACAGGAAGAGAAGTGGTTAAAGTCTGCAGTAAAAGGTCTAACTAATGTCAAATGGATTGACAAAATAAATGAAATAAATTAGGATGAAATTAGAAATTGATTTATCTTTACTAAAGGATATAGGCTTAAGTCCAAACGAATATATATTTCTCTATTGTGTGCATAGAAAAGCATACAATTATTTTAATAGCGAGTACCATCCAGTACAATTACAAGATAACGGATGGATTGTTTACGGTGAAGACGTTACTAAACACGTTATACAACAAAAATTTAGAGATCTATTCGTTAGTGACACAGATGCTATGTTTGCAGAACTGTGTGCTGCATACCCTTTCAAAGTAGAATCCCCCACTCGTGGTGCACGGGTTCTACATGCAAAGGATCCAAAAGCAGCTAGCAACAAAAAAGCTAGAAATAAGTATAAAAAGATTGTAGGTAACAAACCACATTTGCATAGACATATTATGCAATGTTTACAGTTACAACTTTCGCATGAGAAAGATAACCTGGGTTACCTACAAAACTTTGAAACTTGGATTAATAATCATACTTGGGAAAAGTATGAAGGTATGAACATAAAAGACATTAACGATGACAGAAGAATCACAAGACAGCTCTAGCTTATTTCAAGAAAGAGGTTTTCAAAGAATAGATAAGGCAGTTAATCAGTCGCTTAGTATTGTAAGAAATGCTATGCATGGTAAACGAAGTGTCTATCCTACTAAATGGCCACGGTTAAATAAGAATTTACTTGGTGGTTTACAAGGTGGCAAGATGTATGTCATTGCTGGCCGTCCTGGCGTGGGTAAGTCTGCATTTAGCAATCAACTGGTGTTTGATTTGCTAGATGTAAACGCAAACAAAGATATGATTATATTATATTGGAGTTTCGAGATGCCAGGTTATCAACAAGTTATGCGTAGTGCGTCTAAGAGTGTGAATAAACAATTAGGCGATCTCTTATCTGTGGAGGCAAGACTAAAAGATGAAGAGTTCAAAGACTATGCCAACTCTGTGCAAAAGTTTAATAAATATCCTGTTTTCTTTAATAATATTCCACGTACTATGGAGTATATTAAACAAACTAACGAACAAGTGTTTATGAAATCTCCTAATGCACGAGTAGTCAATGTGTTTGACCACTCTAGGTTGATAAAAGGCCAGAATGAACATACAGAGCTACAGAAACTAAATGAAATATCAAAAGGTTGCATGTGGATGCAGGCTAAAATGGATGTTATTAATATATTATTATCACAACTAAACAGAAACATAGAACAAGAGCATCGTGCTAAAAATCAATACCAGCCACTCTTGACAGATCTATTTGGTGGTGACAGCATTGGTCAAGATGCCCATGTTGTAATGATATTAAACAGGCCATATGATATTTATGGTATAACAAAAACATATTGTAATGAAGATCCTGTTGGATTACTTGCATGTCATATAGAAAAGAACCGTGATGGTTTACTAGGTATGATACCGTATGAAGCAGATATGTCTACATTTACAATACAAGAACGTACAAAAAATGATACAAAAAGTTAGAAGAAAATCCTTTAAGATTAGACCATCAGGTAGATCTACTGACTTTATATCTCCTAGCTTTGGCCATGGGTGTCTGTACAATTGTTCTTACTGTTATATGAAGCGTACAAAACCTACAGGGTTAAGTATTGCTACAAACACAGAAGATATATTGACAGAAATCAATAGCCATGCATGGTTTGCACAAATGGATACAAGCAAACCAAATCAAACACACAAAACTTATGTTACTTATGATATTAGCTGCAACGAAGATTTTGCACTGCATGCTAAACATCACGAGTGGCGTAAAATATTTGCATTCTTTAGAGATCACGATACAGCTATGGGTAGTTTTGCAACTAAATATGTAAACCCAGACTTGACGTTGTTTGATCCTAAAGGTAAGGTTAGAATTAGGTTTAGTCTCATGCCACAGCATAAAGCTGACATACATGAGCCTAACACATCTAAGATTATAGATCGTATAAAAGCTATAGATGCTTTTATTGATGCTGGTTATGATGTGCATGTTAACTACTCTCCTATTATAGTATATGATGGGTGGTTAGATGACTACAAAGATTTGTTTAATATGCTAAACGACTACGTAGATTATAAAGACGAGGTGTTAGCAGAGTGTATATTTTTAACACACAATAAAAATAGACATGAACACAATCTTACACAAAATCCTAAAGCAGAAGATGATTTATGGAAGTCATCATGGCAAGAACCTAAGCAATCACAATATGGTGGTATGAATCTTAGATATAGATCAGGTCTAAAAAGACAATTTATTAATCAGTTCCTTGAAATGCACAACAAAGTGGTACCTTGGAACACAATCAGATACATTTTTTAACATGGAATTACCAAAAACTAAAGTTGGAGCTTTACGTAAGTCTCCTAAAAACATGGTCATTTATGGCCCGCCTAAGATAGGCAAAACAACTGCATTGAGTCAATTAGATGACTGTCTAATTATTGACTTAGAAGAAGGTTCAGATATGATAGAAGCTTTAAAGGTAAAAGTTTCTAATCTAACTGAACTAGCTGAAGTTGGTAAAAAGATAATGCAGAATAAAAAACCATACAAGTATGTAGCTATAGATACAGTTACAAAGCTTGAGGAATGGTGTGAGATAGAAGGCAAGAAGATTTATCAAAATACTCCTATGGGTAAAAACTTTGATAAGGATCAAAAAGGCGTTTCTGTCTTATCTCTTCCTAAC